CCTGAGAATGAAAATATTCACGCTCATAATATTCAACTTGGTTTACTGTTACCACTTTCCGTCTATCTGCATCATATTCTGTATATCTAACAATGGCTAATGGACTATTTTCTGTGGGGTATTTTTCCTCAAAAATAGTGACATTTATATTTCTGTTGCTCAACTACTATTCCTCCCAGAATTTTTGGTTTTCCTCTATATACCCACGGGGGTCTGTGTATAAACCCTCTTCCGTTCCAGTGGAGTCGTTTTCAACAACAATCGGTTTTGTATAAACCTCCTCTTTGTATAAACCTCCATCCGATCCAGGGGTTTTTACAAAACTAGGGTTTTTACAAAAGTCATTGTTCTTCAAATCCGTTCCAGTATCTACATTATTAGGTTTATACACACCATTACGGGGTATATCGCGCGTGAGGGACGTAAAAGACTTTGGTAATTCCTTACCAACTGCTTTATAAAATTTAGAGGGTCTACCACCTTTACTTTTTATTTTTGGAACGTCTACTTCTTCAATTAATTTTTGATCCTCTAACTTATTAACGCTGTACACTATGGCCCGTTTTCTATGTGCACCACCTACTGTATCGTGTTCAACTAGATCTTTAACGCACCAAGCTTTAGATTCTGCTCTCATCAAGCGCAATATATCCAAAGTATGTTTGTTTGGAGTGTCCACAATAACTTCTTCTGTACGGTCTGGTGCAGGGCTTATAGAGTACGAGTAATCAGGTAATAGGGTAAATATCATACGAAGCCCTTCACGGTCCTCTCTGGACTTCTCAACGCTAACTAATCTGCTATTTGCTGTAAGACCCATCTCAGCAGCATCATTCATAGACAACTTACGCATATTCCATGTCTCGTCCACTGCATTTTTAATCGCAGTAGTACCCCTAAACTTACCTTCTTTGGTGTTGTGATGAATAATAACTATCGAACAAGCTGGAAAGTCCTGTCCATTACGTCTAACAAGTTTCTTGATAGGTAACGCATACTCTCTCCTGTTTTCCTCATAAGGGTTACTGTCATTACAGCCATCCAAACTATCAATAATTATCAGATCATACGCATACTTATTCTGCATCTTCTTAAATCTGCTATACCACTGCATATCCCACTCAGTAATAACCCTGACATTTTTATCACAGCCAATCAATTTCATCTGTCTACGCAATATCCTCTCGTTCTGATCCCCATTCAACCAAAGAACCTTACCAGTTGGTACGTTTACTAATCCCCCATAAACATTAAAAGCTTTACCGTGTCCAATATGCTTGGCTATTGTCTGACACATAGCAGTCTTACCAGTACCACCATCTGCATGAACTAGCAGAGTCCACGGTTTAGGTAACA